CGCGGCGTTCTTGGCCCTTCCCGTCCTGCTCAGCCTCCTTAGGTGAGCACGACGCTGGCCCGCCGCACGGGCGGGTCGGGGCGCAGGGACGCGGCGTAGGGGGTGTCCGCCGGGCCGGCGGGCTGCCAGGCCGAGGTGACCCGGTAGTCGACGCCGTCGTAGGAGATGACCTCCCCGGGGTTCCAGTGGCGGCCGGGGCCGGACCACTTCACCGCGGAGGAGTCGGCGACGCCAGCCCAGTCGTCGAACCAGACGCCGTTCGCGGCCCCGCCGGCCGCCTGGACGCCGGCCTTGACGGCGCGCGCGTTCTTGTGGGTGGCGCCGGCGTAGGACCGGTACTCGGAGGTGGGCTGGGGGCCGATGACCAGGATCGGGAGGGCGGGGGCCCGGTTGCGGACGCGGGAGACGAGGGCCTCGACGGCGCCGCTGATGGTCTTCTCCCCGCCGGTCGGGTCCTCGTCGATCGTCCAGTTGTTGTTGACGGAGCCGACGACGACCAGGAGGCACGGGTTGGCGTCGAGGACGGCGTCGACCCTGGTGGGGTCCTCGAACGGCTTGGCGGTGCCGTTGGGGCGCCCCCACCCGGTGGAGCCCTGCCCGGAGACGGCTGCGGCGACGCCCAGGCGGGCGGCGGCGACCGCCTCCATGGTGAACCCGTCGCCGGCGCCCTGCGCCCCGCCGGCGTTGGGGGTCATCCACGAGTCGCCGATGAACCCGACGACGCCGGAGGCGGGGGCGGGGAGCAGGGACGTGAGCGAGCCCCCGGCCGCTTCGAGAGCCGCGACCCTGCCGGTCAGGGCGATGGCCGTGTTGGAGGCCTCCTGGGCCCGCCGGTCGACGGCGGCCAGTTCGCCGCTGTCCGCGAACCGGGCCTCGGCGCCGTCGACGGTGTAGAACTTGCCTCTTGCCATCAGTCGATTCCGATCGTGTAGGTGCCGTCGCCGTTGTCGTACGCCTGGGAGCCGATGTACTCGACGACGCCGGTGGCCGGGTCGACGACGATGACGTTGTCGACCCAGGCGGTGGCCCCCTCGATGGGGGTGACGTCGCTGACCTGCGGGCCCGGCGGGGGCGGCTGGGGGCCCTCGCCGCCGCTGTGCGGGCCGCCGGCGGCGACCGTCATGCGGGTGGTGGAGAACAGGTCCGCGAGCGCGTACGTGGAGTCGGGGTGGAGGCGGACGAGGCTCTCGTCGACCAGGCGGCCGTGCACCGTCAGGGTGGCGAGGTAGTCCTCGACGACGGGGGCGGCCAGGACGATGCAGATGCGGCCGGTCTCGGAGACGTCCTGGCAGCCCCAGGTGGCCGGCGGGCCCGGCTGGTAGGGGTCGTCGTCGGCGGTGCCGCCGGGGGCGGTGTAGGGGCCCGACGTCATCGGCAGGTTCAGTGGGGTTATCTGGACTCGGGCCCCCAGGACCGGGTACCCGGCGGGGTCCAGGACGAGCCCCTCGATGAGGGTGGTCACGTCTGCTCCTCGTACTTGCTGGTGGGTGCGGGCATCCTGTCCGCGGGGGGCAGGCTGCTGATGTCCAGGCCGGCCTTCACGGCGGCACTGCGGGTGGACCAGGTCTCGGCCTCCCACGCCATCGCCAGGAGCCGCCACCGCTGCGCGTCGTCCATGACCTCCCGCCTGGTCAGCCAGGCCTTGCGGATCGCGGTGATGAGGGACAGGACCACGGGGGAGGACAAGGAGGCGACGACCACGGCGATGATGATGTCAGCCCTGTTGCTCATTCCCGGTCCACCCTTCTGCCGTCGTCGCGTCCAGGCCGATTGTACGCGCCACGGTGACGCGCGCCTGGGCCCGGGTCAGGGCGGTGTCCGGTTGCCGTCCGGGCTCCCAGTCGTGCCCCCATATGCGCAGGAGCCGCTGGCACAGGAGCAGCATGGTGGCGGCGGAGAGGACCAGGGATAGGGGGCGTGCGCCAGGGGCGACGATGACGTGGACGGCGGCGGCCAGGACGTCCACGGACAGGCCGATCATGACCAGGCCGGCGGCCGGCACTTCGACGCCCCACCATCCCCGCCACGCGGCGGGGGCCGCCGCCATTGCTCCTGCGAGCATGACGGCGGCCCCGACGGCGATGTCCACGGGTGACGGGTCGGCAAGTTGGGTGACGGCGAGTACGCCGAGGACGGAGTAGGTGGACGCCGCCATGAGGGACACGAGCCTGGGGGGTGTGAGGGACCCCCAGGCGATGCTCAGCGGCGACCTCATGTCAGCCCTCGCTGCCCGGGTCGTAGACGTGGGCGGCGGCCAGGACGTTGGCGAGGGCGCCGGCGAGCTGGGCGGCGACGGCGGCCCACTGCTTGGCGTCGTCGGCGGTCCAGGCTCCGAAGGCGGCGCCCAGGCCGAGGACGGCCACCATGAGGACGTAGATGGCCTTGCGCTGGGGGGCGGTGACGGTGATGGCCTTGTGGTCTGCCATTGGTTCTCCTGTGTTGTGCGAGTGTGCGGTTGTCATGGTACCGCTCGGCCCGGGTTCGTGACGTGGTCGTGACCCGGGGGCTACCAGAGGCGGCCGGTGCCGGCGGTGGAGGCGTTGAGGGCCCGCTGGAGGGCCATGACGGTGGCGGGGCCGTCGTCGCCGTCGATCCAGTCGCCCCAGCCCCAACCTTCGGGCACGTACTCCCGGTGCCAGGCCCACACGAGGAACTGGAACGCCTTCCAGGTGCGCTCTCCGTCGATGCCGTCGACCTCCAGGCACCCCGTGCCGATGAGGTTGGTCAGGTGGGCGGAGCCTACCGCGCTGTTGAGGAACCGCTGGAACGCCTCGATGCAGGCGGACCCGTCGTCGTCGAGCACGCCGTCGATCGGGGTGCCCATGACCTGCTGGAAGCGGGCGACGGTCCGGGAGCCCCACTCGCCGTCGACCTCCAGCAGCTCCTGGCCGTCGGGGGCCGTCGCGCGGGGCGCCGGAGCCGGTGGGGTCGAAACGACAGGACCGCCGGAGGGGGCCAGGGCGCGAAGCGCCGCCTCGGAGGCGTGCCACACGTCCAGGTCCAGGTCGCCCCCGTAGCCGGGCACCCGCCCCGTTCCCGTGTACTGGTGCATGCGCCCCTCGGTGCCCCAGGAGCCGTCCGTCCAGGGCGAGGCGTCCCAGCCGGTGGGCTCCTCGTCGGCGTACTGCGCCACCCACGGCACGCACCCGTAGTCCTGGGCGACCTTCCACGGGTAGCTTCCCGAGGAGGCGTACAGGAGGACGGGCTTGCCCGTGGCCGACTGCACCTTGCCGACGATGATCGACAGGTACGCCAGGTTCCCCCAGGCCGGGTTCTCGATCGACTCCCAGTCGACGGCGTAGAAGACGTCGTCCTGGTGGCCGGTCGCCCTGACGGCATCCAGGAACCTGTTCGCCTCCGCGAGGGCGTCGTCGGCGTTCCCGTTGTCCCCGCCACCGACGTAGTGGTAAACGCCGGTCGGTCGGCCGAGGGCCAGGGCCGCCTCGATCTGCTCGACGTGGTTCGGGTTGGTGGTGGCGTAGGCTCCGGCGTCCTGGGTGACCTTGACGATGACGAAGTCGGGGTTGACCGCGCCGATGTCGATGCCCGCCTGCCACCTGGAGATGTCGACACCGAGCAGCGGCCCCGGCTTGCCGCCGGAGGGGGCGGACGAAGAGGAGGCGGGCGGGGCGGGGGTCGGGGTTGCTTCCGCGCCCGCGTACCGGTGGCAGGAGGTCCACGCGCCCCGCTGCGTATAGATATGCGCCGAGTAGGATACGAGCCGGGTCTCCGAACCGGTCTGGTCCCCCACGGCTCCGCCGGTGATGTCCCCCCGCTCGTCGATCCACGCCTCCGCCAGGACGGGGTCGGTCGGGTTGTCGTCGACGACCATGGCGACGTGGCCGACACCGCCCTCGTCCTTCGAGGACAGGACGACGTCGCCCTTCCGGAAGCCGCCGTCGGGTGTCATGGCGGCGTCGTCCCAGTGGACCTCCTTCCAGCCCCGCGCCTCCAGCTCGGCCCTCATCGACCCCGTCCACGTGGAGGCGGGCAGCAGACGCGGGTCGTCATCCGCCGCGCCCGCGGGCACGACACCCGCCGCCCGCAGCCCCAGGTTGCAGGCCGCCGCGACCATGGCGGAGCAGTCCGAGTCCACGGCCCCGGTCAGCCGGGGCGTACTGACGTAGGAGAAGTCCCGGATCTCCTCCCGCGTTCCCTGGTCGTACCCGACACCGCCGCGCTCGTCCGTGGCGCACCAGTACGCCATCCGTGCGGCGGCCTCATCCGCGACTCCCATCAGTGCTCCCCCTGGTTCAGTTGGTGTTCGAGTTGCTTGACTCGGGCCTCAGCGAAAATGGCCCGCTGGGTCAACGCCGCGACCTCCGCCGCGTACGCCTCCAGTACCGTCTGCGCGTCAAGGCCTGGGCGGCCCGTCTCAGAATCCACGCCCTCATGCTACCCCCGCGGCCGCCTGCACGGCTTCGCGGGTCGGCGGCCCGTACACGTCGCCCGGCAGGCCCCTGTCCTCGCCGCTGTCCTCCATGTTGTAGGGGGTCGGGAGCACCCACACGGAGTCCTCCTCGGCGTCGCGCCATTGCACGTTCCCACTCTCATCGGAGCGGTCGTCCAGGATGCGGGCGAGTTTGAGCAGGACCGCCACGTGCGCCCCTGGCTGGCCGGTGACGCGCACCTTCCAGGTCTCCGCGCTGGTGTCGAGGCGGCCGGCGGCGGTGCCGCGGTCGGGGGAGCACAGGACGACGCGGGGGGCGGTGGGTGAGGCGATGAGCGGCAGGTAGTCGGGCAGCGCCCATTCGCCCTCGCCGTTGCCGTCGAGGGTGATGTTCTGCCAGTACTCGACGCCGTGGTGAGGGGATTCGGTGGACGTGTGCCGCAGCCACATCCCCCGTTCGGCGGTGAGCCTGGGAACGCGCATCACGAAGTTCTTGCCGCCGACGGTGTTCATCCCGCCGCCGCCCCACCACGAGTAGTGCTGGTTGTCGTAACCGACGACGACCTGAATACTGTCGCCCCACACGGACCTGTCGGCGTATGCGAACGGGCGGATCGTGAAGTAGTCTTTTTCGATCCTCAAGCCTCTGCTGCTGGTGCCGTTGTTGAAGTACAGCCCATCATTGTCGAGTCTGAACCTCCCGCCGCCTCCGGCGAATCCGGAGATCGAGAGCGCCTCCCTCCAGAAAACCATGCGAGGCGATTCTCCGGAGACTGCGGGCGCCTTGATCACAAGTTGGGGGTCGGAGTCGGCCTTGTACTCGCGGATGTAGATCCGGCCGGAGGAGGAGTAATTCCGGAGGTGGGATGCGAAGTGCAGGCCTGCTCCGGTCCGGAAGCTATCGTCGTCCGCGAAGTCGGTGAACTCGGCGACCGACCAGTTGTCACGCAGGCCGATCGTCCCGTAGAGGCGGATGTCGCCGGTGGCCGCCTCCAGGCGGAACGACTCCGTGCCGTCGCTACTGTAGGCGAACAGGCCCGTCGGGTTCAGGAGCACGCGGCCGCCCGTCTTGGCGGTCTGGATCTGGGCGCCGGTGATGACCTGCCCCTCGAACGTGCCCCCGGTGAACGTCTGCCCCTCGAACGCGTTGCCGGAGATCATGCCCGCCTTGATCCGCTCGAACTCGCCCTCCTGGGCGTGGATGATCTTCGACCAGATCTCCTGGACGACTGCGGTGTTGATGGTGGCCTGCCCGGACACGACGAGCTGGTCGGTGCTGATCTGGAGGAACTTGCCGACGTCGCCGGCGATCCGCCGGGCGGCGAGTTCGTTGATGGCGGCGGACCCGGCGGTGAGGCGGCCGACGTCGAGGTTGGAGATCTGCTGGCCGGAGACGAGGGCCTTCTCCCAGGCGGTGCCGTTCCATTTCCATTCGGCGACGATGTCGAGGGTGCCGGGGTCCTGGATGCGGCAGGTGTCGCCGATGGCGGTGCCAGGGAATCCGGGCGGGTCGGTGGAGTTGCCGCGCTGGTAGTAGACCTGTCCGAATGTGGTGCGGGATCGTTGGACGGCTGTGGCGATGGCGGCGTTGGCGAGGGATGCGACGGCCTGCTGGAACGGGTTCTCGGATTCGACCCATTCCCATCCTTTGTGGGAGTGGACGGTCTTGTTGCCGGCGGCGGAGGCGTCGTAGGCGGGGTAGGTGTCCTTGCCGGGGAATGTGGCCTCGCCGGGCCACTGGATGTATTCGTCGCCGAGCGGCATGGCGGCCCCCTTACTTGGCGCGGATGATGTAGTTGGCGACGACGCCGCGGGGGCGCATCGGGAACGCCTGACTGCCGCCGACGGCGCGCGTCACGGCCCAGGAAGTCTGGTACGTGTACAGTCCGTTGTTGGCGGCGGCGCCGCCGATGGCGGGAGAATTGATGTGGACGTCGCCTGAGGCGCCCCACGCGAACCCGTGAGCGCGGTTGTCCTGTGACAGCGGGTGGCTGTGGGAGGGCATCTCGGCGAGGGTGAGGGTGTGGGTCTTCTCGCCGACGACGGCCCCCATGGTCTGGGTGAAGGAGCCGGAGTCGCCGACGCCGTAGATGAGGGATTCGCGCAGGTCGGGGACGTTGAAGGTGGTGGATCCGTTGCCGGCGCCGGAGCGGGTGCCGATGACGTCGAACAGTTCCTTGTACGTGGCCCGGGACACGGCCTGCCCCTTGCACAGGAGCCACCCCGCCGGCTCCTGCAACCCCCAGAAGGGGACGACTGCGCCGATGGGGGCGAGGGCGGCGGAGGCCGCCTGGAGGGCGGTGGTGTGCTCCTTGACCTTCACGGCGTTCCCGTCGGCGGTCGACTTGACCGCGTTGATGCGCTCCAGGAGCGTGTCGACGAGGGAGGAGACGGATGACAGGCCGTCCTCGATGCGGGTGAGCAGGGCGGCGGTGATGGGTGTGCGGCCGGAGGGGCCGTCCCTCCACACGTTCGGGGTGTATGCCACGGTCAGTCTCCCTTCTTGCGCAGTACGAACACGCGGGCGTCGGGGGACACCCACTGGGTCTTGTCAACGATACCCGCGTCGGGCGGGTAGGGTCCGGTTTCGACGAGGGACACGGCGACCTGGGTCATGGCGCCGGTGAGCTGCTCCATGGATTTGAGGGCCTCGGCGCGGGCGGCCTCCAGGACGGCCTGGGAGTTCTTGATCTTCTCGTCGACGGCCTTGCCGATGGCGTCGGCGTCGACGAGTTGCTCCAGGGTGATGGTGGATGGTGCGGACCAGGCGGACTTGTTGTCGGAGGTGTCGACGGCGCGCAGCCGCACCTCCCACTCGCGCATGGCGAGGTCGGCGACGGGGATCTGCTGGACCGGCTTGACCATGTCGGTGGTGCGTGCGGGCGTGGCGCCGGGGATCTGGATGGAGACTTCGACGTGGTCGTAGTCGGCGGGCATCGCTTCGGCGTGGTCGCCGAGGCCGTCCCAGGAGATGTTGAGGACGCCGAGGGTCTGCCCCAGGGTCGGCTTGGAGGGGACCGGCGGCGGCTCGGTGTCGACGGCCGTGGTGATGGCCGCCTCGTCGGACCAGGCGCCGGCGGTGCCGTCGGCGACGGCCCGCACCTTGAACACGTAGTCGCGGCCGGCTTCGAGTGGGACGACCTGCCCGGGGGCGACGCGCACCGTGGTGACGGCGAACCCGGAGACATTGCTGCGCCGGTAGGCCAGGTCGTAGGAGTCGACGTCCAGGTCGGCGCCGACGTCGTCGGAGGTCACCGGGTCCCAGGAGGCGGAGACGAGGGCGACCGGACGGCCGTAGGAGTTGATGAGCGCCTGGGAGTGCAGGCCGAGGGACTGGACCTTGTCGGGGCGGCGGGTCTGCGCCTGGGCGGAGGGGCGGACGGTGGACCCGGACACGGCGGCGCCCCCGATCACTCCCCGCTGCCGTTTGGCTATGCGGGTCAGGGCGGAGGCGAGTTGGGTGCCGAACGTGGTGTGTCCGGACACGCCGTTGTCGTCCCGGGTCATGGAGATCTGGGTGACCTGCACCTTCTCCGGGGAGTCGCCGCCGCGGTCGAGGAGGATCCAGTCGCCGGGCCTGTAGTCGCGCCACGGCAGATACGTGGCGACGGCCGAGTGCCACTCCCGTTTGATCTGCTCGGCGGGCCTGGACCCGGACTTGAGGGATGCCTGGGCGACGAGCTTGGCGGTGTCCTCCAGTTCGATTCCTCCGCCTTCGACGACCTTCTCGATGCGGCGCATGGTGGTGGGGGCGGCGTCGTTGTGGATGCGCCAGGTGCGGCCGGTCTCCCCGCGGACGATCACGTCGGTGCACATGTCCGCCCACCTGGTGGTTTCGGGGGCGCCGGTGATGGTGGGGGTCAGGAGCCACTTGACGGCGCTGGTGCGGTCGCGGGCGAGGACCGTGTCCGCGTTGTACAGGCGCATGGTGCGCCCCTCCCAGGCGACGTCGCACATGCCCAGGTTGGTGACCGTTTCGAGGACCTGGTCGAGGCTCACGTCGGCGGCGAACGCGAGGGCCGCGGTCGTGTCCCAGGCAGCGGGGGCGGAGTCCTTCTCCGGGGTGAATCCGGCGGTCAGGCCGCGCCCCCATCCGCGGCGCACCGCCCGGTCCCACAGGGTGCGCACCATGGTGCCGGCGGTGGTGCGCTTGAACTTGAACTTGCCCTCCTTGTCCTGGTGGTCCTTGGGGACGTCCCAGACGAGCGCCTCACCGAGCACGGCGGAGATGTGGACGGCCTGGAGGGACCGGGACGTGGTGCCGTCGGAGGCCAGGTCCCGGGAGGCCTCCTGGGAGATGAACCGGCAGCCGGGCACCTCCTGCCAGTCGACGCCGTCGTTGAAGGTGGCTTCGACGGCGATCTCGATCTCGCCGTCGAAGAGGTTACCGCGCACTCCTCCCCGCTCCGGGTAGGTCAGGGAGATGGTGGGAGTGTCGTTGCGGGGGACGGTGACGGTGAACTGGAGGGCGTCCGGGAGCACGCCGATGCGGTCCCCGCCGACGGCGTAGGCGACGCAGCGCAGATCCATCATCAGTACGCCTTCCTCGCCTTGACCTGGGCTCCCGTGGCGCCGGTGACGGCCGCGGTTATGCGCCCCCAGGAGTTGGGAGTGAGGCGGAAGCCGCGGGAGGTCAGGGACAGTCCCCCGGAGGCGTCCGCGCCGCCGGTCCAGGCGCCGTCGGTCCATTCGGCCCAGTACGCGGCGGGGTTGAGGACCAGGGTCTTGCCGGCCCGGAGCGGGCCGGTCCAGGTGATCTGGGATCCGGAGACGCGGTCCTGGACGGTGACCCTGGTGGCGGTGGGGACGAGTTTGATGAGCGGGTCGAAGATCGGCATGGCGCATCCGTCGAGGCGGGAGAGGTCGTCCGCCGGGAGCGTGTACTCGGTGTCGGACCGCCAGACGCCGTCGACGTTCTCGAACACGGCGGTCGTCTCGATGATCTTCTCAGGGTGGTAGTAGACGGGGGAGGAGATCGACTGGAGGCGCACGGAGGCGTGCCGCCATTCGGCTCCGGCGGGCCTGTAGCCGAGGTAGGCCAGGCCGCCTCTGAACCGCAGGGCGGCGAGGAGCTGGTTGAAGTTGTCGTCGAGGACGGCCCGGCCGCCGCCGAGCGTCCTGTTCCTGGCGTCCTGGACCATGAACGCGATGGTGATGGTTGACGTGCCGAATGACGTCGTGGGCAGTGGGACGACGCCGTCGCGTCCGGGGATCTTCACGGACACGTTGACGGGGGACGCGATATCCGGCAGGAGCGTGCCCTCCATCACCTTCCACCGGCCCTGGGGGTCATCCAGGTCTGTGCCGTTGAGTGAGTACTCGCTGCTCATGACTGTGATCCTACAGGTTGGCGCCCAGGCGGATGGCCTCGGCGACGTCGTCGCGCTGCTTGGACTCCGGGGCCGCGGTCGGGTAGTTGTTGGTGATGTTGACCTGCACCGGGCGGATGGCCTGTTCGGTGGGGTTGGCGGCGTCGAGGTCGAGGCTGGCGGCGTCGTTGATCTTGTCGACGACCGGCGCCACGTCGACGTCGTCGGCGAGGGCGGCGGTGAGGTTCTTCAGGGAGGAGCGCACGGACCCGTACTGGGATTCGAGGCCCTTCTGGAAGCCCTGCATGACCCACCGGCCGGAGTTGATGAGGAGCGCCTTGTCGACGTTCTCGGGGCCCTTGAGCCGGGGGATGGAGGCGGTGGCCCGGGAGAACCAGGACGTGACGCCGTTCCACGCGCTCCGCAGCCCGTTGAGCAGGCCGTTGATGATGTTCTTGCCGGCCTGCAACAGCCAGGTGCTGGAGTTGCCGAACGCCTGCTTCACCTTGGAGGGCCACTGGCTGAACCACCTGGATGCGGCTGCCAGTGCGTCGGACACCGCGGAGACGAACCTGCCGAGCGAGGAGTCGGCTGGGATGTTGAAGTAGGCCCAGAATGACTCCCAGAGGTGCTTGATGAAGGCGATGCCGAAGCCGATGGCGCCGGACACTATCTGGAGCCCACCCTGGAGGATCCTGATGAGACCTTTCCAGAGGCCGTTCCAGATCTGGACCAGACCCTCTACGAAGTTGTCCATGTCCCCGGTCATGAAGCCGATGAACACGCGGAGCAGGCCGAGGAGGATGTCCAGGGCGCCCTCCAGTATTCCGGCGATGGCGTCCCACGCCCCCTTGAGCGCCGCTTTGATCCCCTCCCAGTATTCGCCCCAGGTGTTGCCGAACGCGTTGAGGACACCCCTGGCGGCGTCGAACACCGGCTGTAGGTCCGGGCTGATGTTGCGCCAGAACTCCTGGAAGCGGCCGATCACCTCGGTTGAGAGCCAGCCGATGACCTCACCGATGGCTGATTTGATGTCCTCCCAGGTCTGCTTCACGGCGTCGCGGAACTTCTCGTTGGTGTTCCACAGGTAGATGAGGGCGGCGGCGGCGGCGGCGAGCGCGATCACCGTGAGGCCGACGGGGCCGGTCAGGGCGGCGAACGCGCCGCGGAGCCCGCCGAGGCCGCCGGCGAGGCCGCCTGCGCCCTGGGTCGCTTCGGCGGCGCCGATCATCTTGGACAGTTTCCCGATGGCCTCGGCGAACTCGGCGATGCCGACGACGACGGAGCCGATGCCGACCAGGCCCTTGATGGCGAGGGCGAATCCGATGACGGCGGCGGCGATCTTCAGGATCGTGTCCGGGTCGGTGTCCTTGACCCACTGGGCGAACTTCTCCAGGTGGGGGGCGGCCGCGTTGATGGCCTGGACGAGGAGGTTGGACAGGGCGTCGGCGATGGGGCCGATGGCCTTCAGGAGGGTGACGAACGCGGGGCCGAGGGCGTTGACGGCGGCGACGAGCACCTTGGAGAAGTTGTTGGCGAGGCGTCCGGCGAGTTCCAGGATGGCGCCGAAGATCTGGCCCAGCGGGTGGGCGACGGTGCGGATCCTCAGGAGGGCGGAGTCGATGTCCCGGAGGAACGACTTCAGGCCTGCGCCGAAGGCGGCGTCGGATCCGATGGTGGCCAGGGTGGAGACCATGACCCCGGCTGCGGCGCCGGCGATCCCGAAGGAGTAGCGGGCGGTCTCGGCCATCTTCGTCAGGGCGGGGCCGATGTCGCCGAGGGAGGCTTTGAAGTTGATCATGGCCTCGTGGGCGCCGCGGAACATCTGTTCGAGGATGCCGCGGCCCCGTTCTGAGTCGAGGACGCGGTCGAAGGCCAGCATGTTGTCGCGCAGGTTCTCGAGGGTGAACCCGGCTGCGGTGGCCTCCTGGTAGACGGTGCGCATGGCGCGGCCGAGGGCCTTGGTGGTGGTCCACGTGTCCTGGAGGGCCTGCCATCCGCGGCGGATGGCGGCGTCGATGGACCCGGAGTCGGCTCCCTCCTGCGCCCATTTGGCGAAGGCCTCGGCGACCCGGTTGAACTCCTGGGCGAGGGCGGGCAGGTATGCGGAGCCGACCTGCCCCAGACGCAGGATCCCCTGCACGAGGTTGCCCACGCCGGTGCCGGCGGTCTCGGTGGCGGCGCGCGTGTTCTCCAGGGTGGCCGCGAGCGCGTCGATGTTCGACTGCTGCTTGACCGTGTCCGCTATGGCGCGGAACCACTTGCCCTGGGCGTCGGCGACGGCGACGAGCCCGGTCTGGAGGGTGGGCAGTACGGCGTCGGCGAGTTCGCGGATGGGCTGGGCGGCCTGGTCCCAGAACGCCCGGTTGAACGCCGCCTCCATCTGGGAGGTCTTCTCGTTGACGTCCTTGATCTCGTCGGCGTAGTTGCCCAGGGACCGGATGAGCGTGTACAGGGCTGCACCCATGCCCAGGGCGATGCCGGGCACTGCGAGCATCGCCGGCGTCATCTTGACCAGGGCTCCGGCGGCGGCGACGAGGTTGCCTGACAGGGCCCCGGCCGCCCCGGCGAGGGCGAGGAACGAGGACGTGACGATGCCGGTTTTCAGGGCGGTGCGGTCCAGGTCCTTGAGGAGGTCCTTGAACCGGTCGCCGACGTCCTTCAGGGCGCGGGCGCCGGACAGGGCGGCCAGGCCGGTGACGACCTTCTGGACGGCGACGTTGTCCAGGTAGGGTTTGATCTTCACCCACCTGTCCCTGGTGAGCCACGCCATCTTGGCGCGGGCGACGCCGCGGTCGACGTCGACGTTGACCGTGATGTCGGCGTCCATCTTCTCCAGCTGGTGCTTCAGCCGGCGCTTGGACACCTCGGACAGGTGGGCGGACACGTCGATGCCGTGCAGGGCGTGCTGGATGCGGGCTCGGAGCGCCTTCAGTTTGGCGGCGTCGGTCTTCGGGGTGATCTTGATGTCGTCGGCGATGGACTCGATCTGCGCCTTCGCCTTGTCGACTTCCCCCTTGACCAGGTGCATGTGGACGCGGATGTCCGACTTGAGGTTGTTGATGCGCCGCTGCGCCTCGGCGAGGTCCTCCTTGGACAGGACGACTTTGGCGTCGATGTACCCGGCGATGTCGTCGAGTTCCTTGTTGACGACTGCTTTGGAGTGGTCGGACAGGTGGACGTCGGCGTTGATGCGGGCGTGCATCTCGTCGAGGTTGCGGGACAGGCGGGCGACGGCGTCGTCGTCGACGCGGACGGCGGCGTGGATGACGGTGTCCGCGTTGTCGAGGCGCTGCTGGAGGCGGGTGAGGGCGGCGTCGTCGACGCGGACCTGGGCGCGGACCTCGACCTGGAGGTCGTGGACCTTCTTGGCCTCCTCGCGGAGTTTGGCGTGGAGGTCGCGGACGAACCCGTCGAGGTCGGGGACGATCTTGGCGGAGAGTTTGCCGACGATGCCCTTACCGGCCATGGGGCCCTCCTGTCAGCCGAGTGCGGCGAAGGCGGCGTCGACGGCAGCCTCGTCGTTCGTGGGGATGGGCCTGGCCTGCGGGGTGGGGCGCGGGGCCATCTCCGATGGTCTGATGGTGACGCGCTGGCGTGCGGTCGCCTTCGTGTTCAATAGTAGGTGGTCCTGGATGGCGGCGGCCTGCTGGTTCGTGATCGACCATCCGTACCACTGGTCCCCGCCGAGTTGGCGGGCCCGCCACCAGGAGCGGGGTTCGACGGCGAGTCGCTTCACGAGGGCTTCGACGAGGGGAACCCGGTAGGCGCCCCATACGTCGATGCCGTACAGGGCCCACATGTCTGTGGCGGCCTCCGGGTTCTCCTCGAAGAAGTTGGTCAGTCGGCGCCGCCGGCGAGTTCCCCCAGCCAGGCGGTCACCAGCTTCATGGTGGCGTTGAGGCCGTGCTCGGCGTAGAACTTCTGGTAGGCGTCGAGGTCGGCGACGCAGTGCTCCTCGACGTAGGCGAGGAGGTCGGCGTAGGCGGCCGGGTCGGCGTCGTCGGCCTGGGCGCCGCCGGCCATGGCGAAGACGCGCATGGCCTCGGAGGGCAGCATGCGGTGGGGGTCGCGCAGGAGGTCGTGGCCGGGGAGGGTGTTGAAGTCGGGGATCTCGACGTCGGTGGTGGTGGTGGGCATTTCGTGCTCCTATGGGGTGATTCGGTGGGGTGAGGTGCCGCCCTCCCGCACTGTCACCCCGCGCGGTGCGGGAGGGGGCGTCTGTGGGTGTCAGGCCACGGTGAAGGTGATGCCGTCGGACTTGCCCTTGCCGTTGGTGACGTAGATGCTTCCGGTCTTGCCCTTGCCGGGGATCTGGACCTTCAGGATGGTGTCGGAGATCTTCTCGAAGGGGCACTCGACGTCGCCGAGGGTGACGAGGCGGACGCCGTTGAAGTTGGTGCCGGTGAGGGTGACGGTGGCCAGCGGCTTGGCGGTGGCGGGCTCGACCTTGGTGGTGGTGGGCTTGGCCTGGGAGACGCCGGTGACGGCGCGGGCGCGCAGGATGTTGCGGCTGCTCTTGCCGGAGGCGGGGGCGAGGATGGTGCCGGAGATCTTGATCTCGGAGAAGTTCTCGGTGTCGACGGTGGGGAAGTCGCCGGAGAGGTTGACGCGGGGGAAGTAGTAGCCGGACACGCGCAGGCCGTCGACGACGACGACGAGGATGGCGCGCTCGGCGGCGGCGTCGTCGGGCAGGGACCACATCTGCATGTCGGCGTCGTAGGTGGCGCCGGGGAAGGCGACCTGGATGGTGTCGTTGCTGATGGACACGGAGTTGAAGGTGAGGGTGGTGGTCTTGGCGGCCTTGGTCTCGCGGACGTTGACCCTGTCCCAGGTGCGCTTGGTGGTGGAGTCGCCGCCGTCGGTGGACAGCTCCATCTTGTTCTCGGAGGAGGTGTCGCCCATCCACGTCCAGGAGTCCTTCTCGAGGGTGGTGCCGTCGCCGAAGGCGTAGTCGAACAGGCCGTTGGCCGGGACCGGGGTGTCGGGGGCCCCGTAGTAGACGTGCCCGATGCCCGCGATGACGAGGGAGACGTCGGTTGTGGATGACATCAGATGGTCCTTCCTGTGCGTGCGACGATCTCCGCGATCATCGTGAACTCCTGGATATCGTCGGTGACAGTCGTGACGTTGGTGAGTACGGGGTCCTGTGTGATGTCCAGGTGGGACATCCACCCCTCGTCCGTGACTGTCGCCGCACGCCAGCATCGTACCAGCGCGTCCTCCAGGTCGACGGCGGCCTGTTCGGCGACGTCGACGTCGAGGTCGGAGATGCGCCAGACTACGCGGATGAGGGCGGCGTCGCCGTGGGGGCCCCCGTCGAGGGGCTGGGAGCCGGAGGCCTGGACGATGACTTGGGGGAAGCGGTCCTGGGAGTCGACGTCGACGCGGGAGTCGATGGTGAGGCGGGCGGCGGCGTCCAGCCCCCACCGGGGTGCGGCGGCGACGGCGGCCCGGGTGATGGCGATGGCGAACGACTGGGGGCGCAGGGGGTGCATCAGAATCCTCCGAAGGCTGCGACGACTTTGCGGAAGGCGTTGATGCCCTTGACCCACTTCTTGGATTTGGCGTTGGCCTTCGACGTGTAGAAGCCCTGCTCGTCGTAGTAGACGTAGTGGCCGAACTCGGAGTGGAAGTCGTAGCCGGTGCCGTCGGCTTCGACGCGCCAGTCGACGTCGCCCTGGACGAGGTGGATGGAGCGCTGGAGGGCGCCGGTGCGGTTGTGGGCGCCGACGGCGAGGAGGACGGCCGTGTACACGACGTGCGCGAGGGCCCGGTATTCGGGGTTGTGCTTGACGATGCGGGCGATGGCGCGGTGCTGCGCGGGGTTGAACTTTCGGACGTGGACGGTGGCTCTGCCGCGGCCGGGGCCGAGGTGGGCGCCGCCCCTGTGGTTCCCGAGGTGGGCGGTCATTTCGACTCCGTGGTGGCGGAGTCGCCGCGGACGGTGAAGTGGCGGGTCATGGGGGAGGCGCCGTAGTTCTGGGCGTCACCCGACTGCTGGTAGAGGTGCCCCTGGATGCCGGGGGGGCCGACGATGACGCGGATGAGGGAGTGGGGGCCGCCGGGCCAGGTGCGGCCGGTGCCGATGACGCGGATGGTTCCCTCGTCGACGAGGCCCTTCCAGGGGGTGCGGGTCTCGGCCGCTTTGAGGGCGTTGCCGGCTGAGGGCTGGACGAGGACGCGGTCGATGGTGACCGGGGTCTGGGGCTCGTAGCGGCGGCCGGCGCGGCCGTCGACGGGCTTCATGGGGGTGACGACGACGGTGTGCGGGCCGTCCTCGAGGAATCTTCCCTTGCGGGGTCTGACGCCTACCACCAGGGGTCGTCCTCGTCGATGTCGACGGTGCCGGCGGGGTCGCACGGGGGCGGCATGACGCCGGTGGGGCGGACGGTGCCGGAGTAGATGACGCCCTCTTTGAGGCCGGTGAAGACGCGGGCGGCGTACCCGTCCATGACGGGGTCGGCGGCGGTCCACTTGTTGGTGCCGGCGGTGAGGGCCTTCCATTCGGCGTCGGTGACTTCGAGGATTCCGGAGGCGACGGCCTTGTTGATGGAGTAGGTGTAGGTGCCCTCGGTCTCGTAGGAGTAGAGGCCGCCTCCTGGGGCGCGCAGGACTCTGGCGGTGGCTTCGGCTTCGACGTGGATGATGATGGTGCGCCAGGCCGGGTTGGCGGCTGCGCGGGTGAGCGCATCCGGCAGACGCGTGGTGATCAACGCCTCAATGTAGGTGAGCATGGCCTGGACCCACGGGGTCTCCTCGGCTTCGAGTTCCCGCGTGAGCGCCTGCTCCACATCCTGCTGGTTGGCCAGAGTCACCGGTCGCCCTCCTCCCTGCTCCTGCCCGGATGGTAGCATGACGGCGCCCCCGCCCGGGGTGCAGGTAGAGCACCGGGCGGGGGCGCCGCGTGCGGGCTCACTTGGAGGTGAGCTTCACGAACGCAGCGGGGTCGCGCAGGGCGAACCCGAACTGGGCCTCGGCGAGGATGGCGCCCAGGTTGCGGCCGAACAGGTCGACGCCGGCCGCGTACTCGTACGCCCGGCGGAACGTGATGTTATTGACGAACCCGAGGCGCAGGGCGTCCTTGAAGTCGCCGCCGAAGCCCAGGACCTTGGCGGCGGCCGTCTTGGCCTTCTCGTAGCCGTCGACGGCCTTGGAGAAGGTGGCGGGCAGGCCCATGACCCGGGTCCACTCGGCGGCGAGGTTGACGGCGTCCTGGTAGAGGGGGCGGCCGGTGGAGTCGGCGGCCTTGGCCAGGGGGGCCCGGAACTTCTCGGACAGCAGGAAGCTGCTGAACGAGTAGTCGGTGCCGACGGTGACCTTGGAGTAGGCGTCGACGAGGGCGTCGGTGAGGTAGTTCGGCTTGGTGGAGGCCAGGTCGATCTCCTGGGAGAGGGTGGTGGAGGACAGGGACTCCTGGCCGGTGATGGCGGTGCCCGTGTTGGCGTCGATGCCGTAGATGACGGCGGTGTCGATGGCGCGGGCGATGCCCTCGGCGAGGGTGGCCTGGATGCGGGAGTACTCGCCGAGCGGGTCGGCCTGGGCGGTCTCCATGGAGTAGATGATGATCAGGGCCGTCTTGATCGGCTGGACCGTCTTGACCTTGGCGCCGAGCTCGCCGACGGGCTTGGCGGCGCCCTCGGCGACGATGCCGGCGGTGGGCTGGCCGACGGGGATGGGGATGGCGGTGCCGTTGAGGGCGACGGGGATGGACCCGGCGAGCCTCTGGGCGACGGATCCCTTCATCGCCAGCCCCCACACGCCCTTGGCGACGGTCTTGGGGAACGCGTCGCGGCCGTTGGCGGCGGTGAGGATCTTGTTGATTGTGAGGATCTTGGCCTCGGTGTCTGCCATTGCGGCTGTCTCCTTGTGTCAGTCGATGCCGAGGAAGGCCTTGGCGGCGGCCAGGTCCTCGTCGTTGTCGGTGGTGTCCCCGTCGACGGCGGGGTCGCGGGGGACGGTGGTGGGCGCCGGGTCGGCGCCCTTGAGGGCGGCGAGGGCGTCCGCCTGCGTCTCCCAGGTGTCCTTGTCGCCGGTGAGGAAGGCGGCGTAGGCGTCGCCGATTCCGCGGGCGGACAGGATGGTCTTCTTGGCGGCTGCGGCCTCGGCCTCCTCCTTGGCGGCCTTCATGGAGGCGATCTCGGCTTCGAGCGCGGCGATGCGCTCGTCCCGGTCGTCCTTCTTCTCCGGCTTCGCCGCTGCGGGCGGCTCCTGCGGCTCCTTCGGCTCCTTCGCCTGGGCTGCGGGCTCCTCCGTCGCGTCCTTCTTGGTGTCGGGCTCCTGGGTGTCGGGGCGATCCATCAGCCGTTCTCCTTCCTGCGGTTCCTCGCCGCCGACTTCTCGGCGGACCTCTTCCCGCGCGTCGCGTTGTCCATGGCGGTGCGCGCCTCCGCGGTGTGAAGGTCATTTGACCTCACCACCTGATCGTACAGGTGCGCGGCCTTCTCGGCCGCCTCCTTGCCCTCCCACTGGCGGGACGTGTACACGGGCACCGCGATGCACGAGCAGTGCGTGTGGTAGGCGTCGGCCCTGGCCCCGGCCGTCGACGACGACGAGTACACGGGGCCCCGGCCGGCGAGCATCACGCAGAACCCGCACGGGTTCTCCGACGTGGTGACCCGCGCCCACGCGAAGGGGCGGGCGATGACCCGCCCCTGGAGGTCCCGGCGCGCCGAGTCGGGCACGGGCCGCCCGGCGTCCCCGGCCTTGTCCAGGGCCCGGCCGGCCCCGGCCTCCTCCAGGGTGTTCACGGCGACGTCGGCCATGTCCGCGGCCCTGGCCAGGTCGGCGTCGGCGGGGCGGCCGCGAGCGCGCATGCGGCCCAGGCGGCGCACGTCGTCGACGATGTCGGCGACGGCGTCCGGGGGGAACCCCTTCAGGTCGGCCTTCAGGTCGGCGTCGGAGGCGAGGACGGCGGCCCACTGGGGGGAGGCGGTGACGGCGTCGACGACTGCTCTCCTGGCTGCGGCCATGACGTGGGCGTCGAGGGCGGCGCGTAGTCTCCTGGCGCCCTCGTCCGTGGTGATGGGGACGCCGCATTCGCGGACGGCGCGGCGCACGGCGTCGAGGCTGTAGGAGGAGAAGGAGGGGAGCCAGGCGTCGTCGGCGCCGGCGTCCATGGCTTCGCGGCGCAGGAACACGCAGGCGGCGGCCCACGCCTGGTGGCGGGCGTCGAAGACGGCGGCGTGCACCGCTTTGGCCTGGGCGGTTTCGCCCAGTGGGCGGCCGGCGTCGTCCTGGGCGGCTTTGAGGGCGTCGAGGGAGTCGGACAGGCGGGAGTGGAAGCGGTCGAAGATGAGGCGCAGGAGCGCCCCCAGGAGGCTACTGGCCACCGTCGCCCGCCTCCTGGCGGCCGTCGACGACGCCGCCGCGTCCGGTCATGGTGTCGACGTCGGCGGAGCGCGCGTCCTCCCGCCGCTTCTGCTCGGGGGTGAGGTTGACGAACTCGCGGGCGGTGCGGTCGCCGATGATGCCGGCCTGGAACGCCTGGATGGCGGCCTGCGCCTGGGCGGCGGCGGACGGGGAGGCGGCGTCGGCCCAGGTGACTTCGAGGGACTCCAGGCCGTTGGTGGGGTGCCCGTTCATGGCGGCGATGGTGCGGCCGACCTGTTCGAGGGCGTCGGAGAACTGCCGCTGCTTGTTCTCGGCGCGGGCGATGAGCCGGTCCTTCGCGACCCGGAGGGCCTCCGCGCTGGTGGGGTTGTTGTCGGAGGCGACGCCCATCATGGACGGGGGGATGCCGGTCATGGCGGAGATCTGGAGGGCGTAGGACCGGTACGTGTTGATGAACGGGTCGAGGGACGCGCCGGACAGCTGCTTCAGGTCGCCGTCGGGTCCGCCGGTGAGGAGGTTGCCCATGTAGGCGCTCATCTTGTCGGGGAACTGGTCGACGACGTCGGAGGCGCCGGTGCCGGTGAGCAGGCGCAGCGGCATGGAGGACACCTCCTGGAGGATCTGGAGGTTGGTCAGGGTGCGGGAGGCGGCGTCGATCACGGACCGCAGTTCGGCCAGGTCGGAGCGGCCGTACCGGTCCTTCAGGCGGGCCCGGTTCATCATGGGGATGATGGACATGCCCCACGTGTCCCTGCGGCCGGACCCGTCGGTGACCCACCCGTTGTCGCCGTTCGCCCAGAACTGGACGCCGTCGGGCGTGTAGTAGGTGGCCGCCTTCTTCCCGTCGGGGGTGCGGTACACGGCGATGCCCTCGATGGGGCGGCCCCGGTAGTCGATGCGGACGCGGGCGTGGCGGGAGTCGTAGGCGCGCACCGCCGCGTACTCGTGGTCGGCGTCCGGGGGGGCGCACACCCAGAACACTGACCCGGCGACCATGGCCTCGGCGGCCGCCAGGTTGAACTGGGAGTCCATGTCGTTGGCCTGCCAGGTGCGGCGCAGCAGGTCGACGACGTCGTCGGCGCCGTCGTCGGCGATGATGTACCCGGTGGGGATCAGCACCTCGGTCAGGACGTCGACCGCCATCTTCGCGAACGGCGCCTGGATCTCCAGGAGCCTCGCCCGGGGCGGCAGGCTGATGCCCAGGGCGTTGAGCCGCCTGGTCGTCTCGTAGTACGCCTCGCAGTCGACGCGGGCCCTCATGGACCCCGACTGGAACGCGGCCATCATCTTCTCGAAGCTCACAGCCACACCTTCCACGTCGGCTTGGGGGCGTTGGCCTCCGCCCATTCCTTGGACGCCTTCACGTACCGGTACAGCATTCTAGCGCCGACCATGCACACGGCCAGGTCGATCTTCTTCGGCGACTTCGGGGACTCCTTCTTCACGGAGAACCTGCCCTTGTACTCGTTGACCCGGCAGTTGGCGACGTGCTCCCCCAGGTCGGCGGACCCGTCGTGGGTGAACTGCTTCTGCTGGATCTCCGTCCACGTCGTCTCGCAGGCCTCGGCGAACTGGTAGGCGTGCGACCGCATGTCCCAGGCGATCTTCGACGCGGACATGCCGCCCCGCACCGCCGGGCAGATCAGGTCCTCCCCCAGGTCCTCCGGCCACGTGGTGCGCACGAACGACTCCCACTCGCGCACGTCCGCCCAGAACGCCACCACATGCCACTTCTCGAAGGCGCGGCGCACACCGGCGTCGACGGCGGCCACGTCCACCGACCTGGTCGGCCCCTCCGGCGCCCAGTGGCCGATCCGGAACACGTGCCCGTCTTGCATGCAGCAGCCCACCAGGGCCGTGTGGTCGTTGGACTTGGAGCCGTCGAAGAACATGACGATGTCCTCACCGTCGACGACCCGCCGCTTCGGGTCGCGCAGGAGCGCCCACTCCTCCAGGGTCACCCACGAGTTCTCCGCCGCCGTCGGCCGGTTCAGGTAGAACCTCCACGACGCCGACTCCGGGAACGACGGCGTCCAGATCTGCCCCTTGATCGCCTTCAGGGCGTCCGTGTTCACCACCCACGGGCAGTCCGCGTACACGAACCGCAGTGCCTCATCCAGCGTCGTGCGCCCCTCCTGCGCGTCGTCGGTCAGGATCGTGTCGTGCGGGGCGATCCTGGCGTCGTACAGGTGCTTCAGGTCGTCACGGCCCCGCCCCTCCTCCTGGATGCACCAGTCCTCGAACGCCGACTCCGCCACCGACGCGTCACCCGGCATCCACGCGTTCGACGTCTCCAGCACCCTCGACGCCGACTTCGCCGCGTTGCGCAGCATCACCGCCATCAACTCCGGGCCACCGTTACCGGGCACCCAGTGCTCCGTCTCATCAGCCACGTAGAACGACGTCTCGGACCCCTCCAACGACTGCGACGACGACGCCCGCTGCTCCAGACGCCCCCCGTCCGGGGTGTCCACATACGTCTTGCCCGGGTCCAGGCCGTAGGCGCGGCACAACTTCCCGCCCTTATGGGCGAACGCCCTCACCATGCGCATCGTGTTCGCCGTCTGCTTCTCCGACACGGCCACCACCTGCACCAGGGGCAGCGCCATCGGCTTGCCCTCCACGCCGCCCAGCGCGGCCGAGTCGAACCGGTCGAACCTGGCCGGCCCCAGCAACTCGAACAGGGCGATCGCAGCAGCGAACGGCGACTTGCCCGACCCCTTCGCCAAACGCCTCACCCCGTGCTTATGGGTGAACGCGCCCGCCCGGTCGACCTCGTAGAACCAGGCCAGGAACTCCACCTGCCCCGGCGTCGGCGTGAACGGCGCCCCCGCGAACGGCCCGTTCGGCTGGATCAGATTGTCGATCATCCACGCCGCCGCCCCGTACCCCAGAGTCAGATCCGGCAGCCCCTCCGGAAGAGTGACCAGCCGCTCCCGCGGCGCCGGCAGCCCCCCGCTCACCCCGCGCCGCGCGAACGGAGGAACTCGCGCATACTCGTCACGCCCTCCGACTCCGTGGCCTCCTCGACCTGCTGACGCTCCAGCTCGATCTGCGCGCGCCGCCGGTCGCCCTCGGTCAGCAGCAGCGACGTCAGCATCGTGTTGATCGACGCCAACATCTGCCCCGACCGCTGCTTCCTCGACTTGTAGTGGGACACGTCATCGCACACCGAGTACAGGACGGCCCAGTCCGACGGCTCGTAGAACACGGCCTCCCCGGAGTCCGCCGCCGCCTCCCAGATCATCGTCGCGATCGGATGCCACTCCGGGTCCGGGGCCGGGATCTGCACCTCCCGGCCGCCCCCGACCCGCACCGTCTGCACCGTCTTCGCCTTACGGGCCACCGTCGTGCGGTGCCCCTGCCCCGACCTCTTCGGAATCGGACCCCTCGAACCCATCACTGCCCCCTCTTAAAGGATCCCCGGGTGCTTCGACTCGGGCCTGAACCGACGACGCGAAGGACGCCGACGACGCCGCCGGGCCGCGTGCGACTGGGCCGCCGTCCTGCGCATATGACAGGTGCGGCACAGCGACCGCAGATTACCCGCCTCGTGCGGGCCCGACGGATCCACGTGGTCGACGTCGGTCGCCGGCGCCCCGCACATCACGCACACACCCCCGTCCCTCTCCAGGACGGAGGCCCTGATCCTGGGCCAGTCGCGGGGAAGCTCGCCCCGCCGCCTCGACTCACGCGCCCACGCCACCGATGATCGCCTCCCACTCGGGGGACAGGACGCGGACGCAGTCGCCGATCGACCCGTCGCGCAGGCGGGTCTCGGAGACGAGCCCGGAGTCGACGAGGCGGCGCACGGCGGCCGACGTCGACCGCAGGCAGGATCCGAGCGTGTCGCACAGGCTCCTGCGGGTGTGGCCGCCCCTGGTGGAGACGGCGATGAGTACGAGGCGTTCGAGGGCGGTGCGGTCCTCCATGGAGAGGATCGCCTTGATGGCGGCGGCCTGTAGGGCCGAGGTGCTGGGTGTCATGTGCTCATGATACATGTGATGCCCTCATCCCCGCTCGTTGCATATTATGCATGTCGCAGCATGAGTGTTGGGTTGGTGGGGGTGCGGACCCGGGCCCGCGACGGACCGCCGGGGGCCGCCGCGAACACCCCCGCACCCGGGGTGACCGCCGCCACATCCGCCGCCCGGCGGAGCCCCCGGAACCCGACCGGCCACCAGTGGCCGCTCGGTCCGGGCCGCCCACGCCCACCGATCACCACTTTCCGGCGCCATACCGCCGATCCGCCCGAGCGGCCATTTTTGGCCGGTCACCGAGCGGCCATTTTTGGCCGGTCGGCGGCGACCACGGCACCGCCGTCTTCCGGCGCCGTACCGCCGATCCCCGCCCACAGAACCGTCAACCCACTGGACGGGGCTCCGAGGCGCCGACCCCCACTTTCCGGCGTAATACCGCCACTTCCCAGAGCGGCCATTTTTGGTCGGGCCGGAAGGTGCTATCATCGGGTCGCCCCCCCTTGATGGTCCCCCCCTTCCACACACCCTAACCCC